GGTTTTCAGCACGCAGAGCAACGAACATCAACGAAAGCGCCTGTTTCGCCTCGACCGTACCGCTCGCAACCGCTTTGGTCAGCTCGCCCATCGTGATACCGGCAGCATCCGCCATAGCCTGCATCGCGTTTGGCACAGCTTCACCTAATTGCTGGCGCAGCTCTTCCATCGACACGACGCCCTTACCAGACATCTGCTGTACGGCCACTGCCGCGCGCTTAAGCAGCTCACTGTCACCACCGAAGCGGGCGACAGAGTCCACCAATGACTTCATAGAGCCATCAGTCGGATCGAGACCAGCGGAACGGAATTTCACGAAAGCATCTGTTAATGCCTCCATCGCAAATGGCGCGTTTTGAGCCATCCCCACGATGTACTGCATGTCATCTGCGGCCGCTTGTGCCGGATTGGCTTTGTCTTTGTTCAAGCCGCGCAGCATGACGCGCATACGTTCCATCTGTGCAGAGGCTTCGACGATAGGCTTTTGCCAGCCAAACAGGATATCGGTCACTGTTCTGGCGGCATCACCAACCTCACCCAGAAGGAAAATGTTGCCGCGCAGGCCGGAGAACATGCTCCCTTCACTACCTTCTCCCGCCATGACCAACAAATCCGTCGCGTCGACCGTTGCCACCATGTCCCGCGCCGTCACCATTTCCTACTGTGCGCACGCGTACCGGCTTGCCAATTAGCCGCTGACGACCAATAACCGCGTCCATCTGATCGCGCACTTTTTTCAGCCCTTCGGCGGCCTGACTGGTCGTCACACCCCAATTGCTGAGTTTTTTACTCGTGGCTCCCAAACGCGTATTCATGCCGCCAATGGCCGAAGAGGTCTCTTTGACTTCCGTGCCAAAGCGGCTGGCGCTCTTGCTCGCAAACGTCGCCCAATCAGAGAACTCGTTTAGCTCTGACTGAACCTTGCGCAGTGAAGTAGTAAGCTTGTTAACGGATGAAGTGGTGGAGTCGACGCGCTCAACGAGGGCTTTCAACCCCGCATTGAGACTGGTGATGTTGCCACGCGCTTTACGCGAAGCATCGGAAACAAGCTCGAAGCCAGCAGCTACGTCCTGTAGTTTGTCTGCCGTGGCATCGAGCCTGGATTCCAGAACGCCGATGATGCGGGAGACCGAACCCAACGAGCGTTCCAGGCTGTTAATTTTCTGAGCTGGCTTGGTGGCCTGCTCACCGAATCTGGTAAGTAACTTACCCGCCCGGTCGATTGACGCTGTAAACTGCTTGTCTTCCAGCGACAGGATAAACTCTACGTTTTGTGACATTCCCTTGTCATCCTCTGCCAAAAATTTGCATCAGCTGCTCTTTGGCGTCAGGGTCTGCCTTGTCCTTGCGCGGATCGTAGACTTTATCGGTTACGACTGGTCTTCCAATCCTGAGTTGCAAACCCTCCATGAACGCCTTAACGCCCTCGCCATCCGCCTGGGCAGCGCGAGCGACTTGCAGGTTGCGGATATCCTCTTCCGCGCGCAGACGGTCGATATTGCGACTGAGCATCCAGAACATCGTCAGAGGGATGCCCAGCAGCTCCATTGGCGACACGGCGTAGTGAGCAACTACACGACTGAAATAGAATCCGAGGTCTATCGAAACGGTCTTTACCCCGGACTCATCGCGGGAAATTACTTTGCCCCTTCACCAGCCGCTTTTTCGTTTTCTTCATCAATCACTTCCATAGCGAAGGTGAAGATTTGCTGAAGCTGCGGGACAGTGAGTTTTTCCAGCACAGCGTCCGGCACAGATGGGATTACCTTGCGAACCAGATCGGCATAAGCAGCCACCTGGTCAACCGGGGACATGTTCTGGAGATCTTTGCCTTCCATCTGTTTAATGGAGACGAAAAGGCCTACAGTCATTTCAACGATGGGGTATTCCTGACCGCCGAACTTGATGCTTTTCTTTGGGGGCAGAATGGCGTCGAGGTCGAGTAATTTAGTCATTGGTTTAAGTCCTTTTAAAAAAGAGGCTCTGCCTGAGCCTCTGCTTACTTAACGCTACGATTAGTCGGCTGCATTAACCGTCACGGATTTGGTCGCTTTTTTGCCACCACTGGTGCTGGTGAAGGTAATGTTTGCCGTACCTTCAGTTACACCATGAACCAGACCAGTCTGGTCGACGGTTGCTGTGCCCTGGGCATCCGATTCCCAGACACCGGATTTATCGCTTGCATCTGCTGGAGTGATTTCAGCCGTCAGCTGAACGTTTTCGCCCGTCTTCACTTCCGGAGATTCCGGCGTGATCTTGACGGACTCAACCGGCTTTGGGCCGCTCATTCTCCCCAGCGTGCCGTTGTCATC